TATCAAAAGACGGTTTCAATATCCACCCTTTTCTCATCGCCCCTCCAAGGACTGAAATTGCCCATCGTCTTGACGTTGCTGACTTGCCCCGGAGAACTTCTTCTTAGGGCGAAGGTGTTTTTTTGCGTAGTTCGTCGAGTCAAACTCCTCGTGGGTTTTATTCTTGCAAGGGAACGGAAGGCCACAAGAACAAAACCTAGTCATTCTTATCTTCCCCTTATTGGAAATCCAGAGTTTCTTATATACCAATAAGCACAGCTGTAACTTATTGGAATTTCTTTTGGAATTCGCATCAAGGACATTCCGTTTTTATACAATCTCAAAGCATCTTCTTTTACTGATTTTGGAATTGTTAAATTGTGCAACCTTGCGTGTTTCGCAAATGTCATAATCTCTAGATTTTCGATTCTGTTATCCGTTAGAACTCCGTTTTTATGGTGGACAAGTTCTGTTCTTAACAGTTTTCTACCAGTTTCTTTTTCCTTTATCAGTCGGTGTTCTCTGACGTATTTTCCGAACTCGTTTCTCACCTGTTTATATCCGTCTTTGTCCACTATGAACCCTTTTCCAAAAACATGTTTTGGCGGTGCGTTCATTGGAATATGCCTTGCATAGTTTTTTCTTCTGTAGTGCATCGGGCATAATCCCTTCGCACAATGTTTCTTAGTACATCCTTTTACGGAACAAGTTTTCATGGTATTTTCTCCTTTCTTACATTATACCACGCCTGTCTAATTCAATGAATAAAAATATTTAACTAAACGCACCCAGTTTTTGTTTAGGTTCGTGGGATCGTTCTTGACTCCGATGGGTGCGTACCGGCTCGCAAGAAAACTGAGGTAATCGTTATACTTCTCAGCACCGTGAGTCTTGTTCTCCCACCGCCGCCAGTTGTTCTTGACGGTGTTGTAGCAGATCTGCCTGCACTCGTCGTACCCTTCGCACTTCACGCTAAGAATTCCGAACGGCTTCTTAGCTTTCTCCGATCCCTCGGTCTTGTAGATTGCGTCCACGACTTCGTTAAAGTCCGGCTGTGCGAGAGCGGTTGTCGATATCGTCAGCAAAGCCACGAGCAACAGAATCGTTTTCATGTGTAGTTTCTCCTGTATTCTTCGAAGAACGGTGCGGTGCTTATTTCAAAGAAGTCCTTTATGAACTCATCTACCTTATCGACATACTCTCCAAACTCTGAACGTGTCATGTCCGTCGTGGTAGGGTCTTCAGACTCGATGACTTTGAATTGTCCTTTGTCGAACACCTTCTCAGCGAGGAAATACGCTTTGATGTCGAGGTGGAGAGCCTGGGGATCGAAATGTCCTTTGTCCTTCAGCCCTCCGACCTCGATGCACCAAGACAACAAGAGCCAGTAGAGCGAGTTTTGGGAGCCGGTGCGAACCGACCCCCATTTGCTCGTGAACAGCTCTCCGTTGCCCGGACACTTTTGGTCAAAGCGGACGACTCCAATCAACTTACCTTCATCCCACTTACTTGAAATCATCCTGCATTTTACTTTAGGCATGACTGTTACACCTCCCAGGGCCACCTTGTTTGCGATAGATTCTGTTCCTATTTCCTATGTTTTCCGAAAGTTCAATGAATCTACAATTTTCAAACGAGTAGTCTGATGTGTTTATTTTTCTATCAATTGATGGTCTACTCATTAAACAAGCTGAATCACGAATCCAAAGAGCTTTGATTTCCTCTCTAGTTATTAAGAATTTTATCCCGGCTGCACCGTAGGTCTTATAGCTTGGGTGTGTTTTCTGAGTGCACCTAAGTCTTGCGTAGTAAAAAGACCGCATCCACGGGTTTCTTTCAAAGTGTGCTTTTCTAGATTCTTTGCTAGTCATGTTTCCCCCTAAAAAAAATGGCCGCTTTCGGTGGCTTGAAGGAAACGATTAAGTCCCCACACCTACTAACGGCCAAGATTTTAGACGCAAAATTTCCGTTCCCTTCAAGCAGAAAGAGTATACCACTAGAGAACGGAAAGTCCACTAGAATGCAGCTCCTTCCGTTTCCTTGGGTTTGTCTTCAAACACATGGACTAGTGTTCCGGGGATGTGGTAAATCTTAGCGTACTCTTTACCATTCTTCCCGGTGAACAGTTCCCCTATCCTGTTGAAGTACATCTTATCAGAGCCATCACTGCCTTTATACGGCTCTCCTACACACAAGAATTTCTTTTCCATACATCCTCCTATTTGATTTGGTTTACTAGTTTGTTTAATTCGGTTACGAAGTTGTTCAATTCTTTCTCAAGAGCCTCAAGGAACACCTCGTCCCTCACGACTCTCACGATCAAAGGCTTCAGTCCTGGGAAGTATGAAACATAGTCGTTCCACTTACGCCCGGTCACGAGCAACTGCCCCTGGGTCTGTTGGAAGTATTCGCTTGGCAACTTTTTGCCCAGGAGATATCCAACGTGAGTCGCTGCGTTCGGGCATTTGATTTCAATGCAACCGTCCTCACCGACCAACCCATCTGGTGACGCACCGAACAGCTTAGCCTCGTCCTTGAAGCAAAGACCGCACAGGTCAACGGTAGCACCCGTAGCGATCTCGTACAGCCCTCGTGCCTCCGCTTCCATCTCAATGCCTCGGGTCATGGCTTGGCTTTGGAATGTCTCCTCTCTCACGCCGCTGACACGCTCGGCGGTGAGTTGATACATATACTTCTGAGCTTGCTTCGATGGTTCTCCTTTCATGGTTACGATCTTGTCGAAGTTCGACGCACTAGGGACTCCCAGCTTTACATCGAACCACTCCTGGCTTCCTTGTTCGCAGTCGATTTTTATCATTTCTTCTTTCCTTTCGCTTTGAGTGCTTCAAGTGCTTTCTTGTACGAGCTTACCGGGATCTCTTCAACTGCTTCCACCTTCAGCCACGCAAGGAACTTCTTCTCGTCCGTTCCCGTGGACAGGATGTAGTCACGGAGGACGATTATCTCCTGGTCGAGGATGAACTCCACGTCCTCGCCGGTCGCCTTCTGCATCTCCTCGGCTGATGCGATAGAGCCACCGTTCCCGCCCGTGAACCCGGCGAATATCAACGCTCTGCCCACGGCTGATGTCTCCGCAACCTCGTATGGGCTTACCTTCTCGATGGCCTTTGAAGGGTTAGCGGCTGACGTGCCTGTGAACGTTCCTTGATCGGTTACGACTGTTGCTTTCACGACGACCGGGGAGTGGACTAGCACTTCGGTCGTGATGCTCACCCGTGATCCTTTGAGAATCTTGTGAACCTCTTGCAACCTCTCAGCTACCGTGACGTATGAATTTCCATGTATCGTTATCGGCATTGTTTTTCTCTCCCTTTTCTGTCGTCGATGATTTTATCTAATTCGGTGCGTGGAATGATACGGCTACTAAACACCTTCTTGCTCTTTACTTTCTTGGTCATAATCAAGGTTCTGATCCAGACCTGACTGAAATCTATGCCGTTCAGCTCAAGATACTCCTGAGCCTCGCCGACTGTTAGGTGCTTCTTCTGGAGTGTCATAGTTCCTTTCTAAATCGTTTTCCCTTTGGAGGGGATTGATGTGATGTAGCGTTGGATTTCAATGCGAAGTTTGAAGTCCATCTTCTCAATGAACTCCGATGATACTCTCGTGAACTCGTGTGCTCGGGATTCCTTGGCAACCTCAAGGGCGATGCGTTTGACGTTCTTCTTGTTTAAGAGGGTGGACATTATCGCACCCTCGCAATCGGGTCGTCAGACTTATAGACGAATTCACCCTTCATATCAAGGATCGCTACGGTGTCGTGAATCTTTGAGTAGCCGATGCGAAGGGCTGCCTTATCAAAGGCTGTGTCAAGAGTGGGAGCGGTGTCGGTAACGTCCCACCTATTCGTTTCGAGGTTGTAACATTCTACAGTAAAGTTGATCATATTCCCCCCTATATTCTGATTAAGGTCTTGCCGGCGTGTAAGGCACAGCAAGCGTAGTTGAGCGTGCATTTCTCGTGCTTGACTTCGTTTGCGGTGTAGAACCCGTTACATTCCTCGCACAGCATCAATTCTCCGACAGCTTTGATGCCGAGGTGAGCACGAAGAACGTCACCCTTGGTTTCAAGGTAATCGATCTCTTCGAAGAACTTCGGGTCATCCTTCTCAACGTGTCCGTGGGCTAAGTCTCTGATCCTGTCGTCGATAACTGCGGAGTAAAACTCCCGGTTGAGTCTCAGTTCCGTGAGATATTCGATTCGTTCTTCAACGGTAAGCATTATCGATCCTCCTTGCAGGACATGAAGTCCACTAAATCTGGTTGGGGTTCTGGGTAATAGCACTCCGGGCAATACCAGTTCTCATCCGCTCCTTGTTTCATCTCGTCTTCGCAAAGGTGAGTTCCGCATCCGTTACATTCTTTCACGTCAAAGTCTGTCATGGCTAACCTCCTTTATGGTTATTACCTTAACGTCACCTTATGGAATATACTTTATAGTGTATCAACAGATATGTCAAATTATATTATTAACTTTCTTTTGGGTAGATATCGTCAACGAATTATTATATAATAGTTATATAGGATAAACGTATGGAAAATTGCAGATTCAAAATACTGCATGGGTAAAAGACAGGATATCGCAAACAAGCGATATTTCTTGAACGAGGATATCCGTCACGCTTTGCAGTCGATCAATGGATTAGATGAAATCGGAAAGTTCGCAAGGTTAGAAGCGAGTGATTATAGGGAATTGAACCAAGCGATTGATTCGGCTTGGGTTAGATATTAGTAACTAGGGTGTTTTTACGACTTTGACCTTAACTCAAAGAGATACTAGAAAAGAGAGAACATCAATTCTGCGGGTGATAACACCCAAACGAAATCAGCTCCGGCTGACGGAACCACGATTGCCATTGAAATGTTGATGGGAAAACGGTCTTATAAGGCATATGAAGCCAGCGTCTTACTTGCACGATAGCAAGTGACCGATATAATCGACTCTCTTTCTACTAGGTTGTTACGCCTAGGTCTTATGCCAGATAAGTGGTTGGGGTGTGCTTATGAATATTAGAGATAACGGAATCGGCAATCGCTCCTCAGAAGGCGATGCCTCTCTCCCCCGTTTAAGGTCTACGGATCTTAGCGGGGGTTCTTTTGCAGTAAACGCTACGTCAGAAAAGAGTTGTAGATTTTGGAAAGGGTTTTATGGGCGGTAAGGGAAGCGGTGCATGGCAAAAGAGTAAGCACATTGATTACGGGATGCTCAAAAGGTATTCCGTCACTTATCTTCTGCGGTTGATGAGGAAGAAGGATGTCACTCCGGAACAAGATCACAGACAGTTCAAGACAGCACTAGACGTTGTGACTAAGGATATCGGGAAGCAAGTGAATCAGACAGGCCCGGTCGTGAATCAATACTTCTTTCAGCAGTTACTAGAGAGGGCAGGCCTTGGTGAATCAAGATACGATCCTATCAGCAACAGAAACTAAGCCGGACGCTGCGTTAGAGGCTCAGGCAGAGTTAAAGATCAGGCTTGAGACTGCGTTTGCTAAGGCTAAGTCATCTCTCGTTGATTTCAGACACATCATGCTGGTGAACGGGGAGAAGCAATGCACCCCGGCTCAGTTCCACTACGACTGGTCACGGGCGTTGCTCCACGATAAAGAACACTTCTGTATTCAAGGGTTTAGGGAATCAGCGAAGACGCAATACATATTACGGGCGTTCCCATTATACGCTCTTCGCTTCCCGACTCCCGATAGAGCGTACATCGTCATAATCAAGAACAACTCCGACCTCGCTGCTGAGAAGCTCAAAGAGATCGAGAACGAGTATCTCACCACTCCATCCCTCAACTTCAACATGAAAGAAGTCAAAGAGAAGTCAGCGTCCGTGTTCTCGGTTGACGTGTATGACGAGAAAGGGGACGTTATCAACGTGCGTATCGCCGCTTTCGGGAAAGGCAGTTCAATCCGTGGACTAGCGAACATCGACCGAAGACCGCACATCTGCATCATTGACGACCCCCAGGACGTAGACGACGCAAAGAGCGATGCTGTCACCGTCAAAGACTGGGAATGGTTCTTGAGTGACGTGATGTTCCTCGGCAACTCCACTCGCATCTTCATCATCGGGAACAACCTAGGGGAGCGTTGCATCACTGAACGAGTGTTTGCCAATCGCTCTGAACTACGCTTCCAGACGATGAAGGTTCCGGCGATCATGCCAAACGGAGAATCAAGCTGGCCTTCCGCATACTCGATTGAGGAGATTGATAAGCAGCGTGAGGACTACCGAAAGCTCGGGAAGCTAGACCTATGGATGCGAGAGAAGATGTGCGAGTCCATCTCTGAGGAAGCGAGACAGTTCCACAAAGAGGACTTCCGCTATTACTCTGCGAACACCGTGGACAACATCATCAAAGGATGCACGCTTTACATGGCAATGGATCCGGCGTCGAGCACGCAGAAGGACGCTTGTTACAGAGCTATCCCCGTCATCGCTGTGGACAAGGACAATAACTGGTTCGTCGTGGACTGCCCGTTTGGACGTTGGGACTCAGTAGAGTTGATTGACACCACGTTCGCCAAGGTCAGGCAATGGAAGCCGAAGGATGTCGGGATCGAGAAAGGGATGCTCAAGCAAGTGTTAGAGCCTTTCTTCTTAAAAGAGATGCCACTTCGCAGGAACTTCTTCAACATCGTGCCAATCGAACACGCCAAGCAAGGGACGAAGCTTGAGAGGATCAAGATGATGGGGCCTCGCTTCAAAGCTCACACCATCTGGTTCCCTAACGAAGCACATTGGTTGGCAGAGATGGAGTCAGAGTTGATGGGCGTTACAAGAGATTCGTTTAAATCTCTGTTTGTCGATCTCATTGATGCGTTAAGTATGTTTATGCAATTTGCTGAGCCTCCGATGAACGCAATGGCAGACGTTCGTGGGCTTCAACGGGAAGCAAATATAACAACGGAGATATCATAATGGGGTTCCTCTTTTCAAAAGCTAAAGACAAGATCAGTATGCCGAAGCTCCCGGACGCTCCTGCTGTTCCGAGTCAATCGGCGTTAGACGCAAAAGCACGAGCGAAGATGTTGAAGAGGCAGCGGTCTGCTAGCGGTCAAAGCACGCTCCTGACTCCGGCCGCTGGGTTGGCTACGCAAGCTGATACGCAGAGCAAGTCACTCTTAGGGGTGTAGATGACAGATAGCGAGACTGAGGCTAGAGAGGTTTGCAAGAAGATATGGAAGTATGAGGTTGATAAGTTCTCTCCTCTTCCAGAGAAGGTTATAGCCGCAGCCATCCAGAAAGCTGAGGATCGTGGTAAGCAATATGGAATTTCTTTGAATCATTCGGTTGTTCAAAATATGTGCGAGAACGAACAGGCTGCAAGGGATGAGGCGAAGAAGGTTTTAACCGAGTTAGATGCAGAGGGAGACTCTTGGGGTGTTCCTATGATTCAAGGTGTGATGGATGAGGCTATCAAGGCTGCAAAGAAACAGGGCTTACTCAAAGCTGCGGAGATAGCGGAGGCAAAGATTAAAGCCAACGAAGACAGGGTTGCAGATAACGATATGAAAGATATAGCCCAAGCAATCCGAGAGGAAGCTAAATGATCCTTACAGGCCGTCACGTTGAGTTGATTCCGTTCGTCGGCTGGGATGATTGGGAGTACGCCTTCAAGCTAGCCGGGAAGCATGATAAACGACTCACCCCGGCTATGATGCTTAAAGAGGGGATGGAGAATGGTTTCCAGTTCTACGTGGGATACGTCCACGGCATAAGATCGGGAGTGGTGTTCGCAAAGCATTACCTCGGCGGGCTTAGTCTTGATGCGTACAGCGAGATGAAGGGCGGTGCGTTGTTCTCTTTGGAGGCGGCACACTTGATGTTTGAGCATCTCTTCAAGTTCACGACCGTGGTGTACGTCCGCTTCGACAAGGGAGATATAAAGCTCCACAGATTTTGCAAGATGCTTAACCTCGTTCACGATCACGAAGAGAACGGACGAGTGGTGTATAGCAAGACGAGAGAGGACTACAAGTCTTTCACTTGGGATGATTGGGATAATTCAGAACAGTTCACACACGCAGAAAACACAATCAGAAGTCGTTCATCATATTAACGGAGACACGAAGGACAATCGCCTAGAGAACTTAAAACTTTATGCGACCCACTCGGAACACATAACAGACCATTGGTCTAAGAGAAAGGCAGGGTAACAAAATCGGGTTCCTATTCGGAAGCAAAAAAAAGAACGATTCACCCGCACCTAAACCCGCTCCAGCACCAGCTCCAGTAAGCGAAGCCGGGCCGAAGGACGATCCGAAGAAAGCAAGACGTGGAGCTGCGAACTATGTTCTCACCTCTGGCGGGCTTGGAAGTGCATCCACATCGGGGAAGTCCCTGTTAGGAAACTGATATGGGCGTAAACGCACACGACATCATCAAGAGAGTAGAGAAACTTCAAGCGGAGCGTAGGAACTGGGATAACCAGTGGCAAGAGGCTGCTGAGTATTGCCGTCCCACGAAGACGAACATCACCGTCATCAAGGTATCTGGCGAGAAGGTATCGACCGAGAACTATGACGCTACTGCGAGGAACGCTGTTCAAGTGGCTTCCGCTGCGATCCACAGTTACATGACGAACCCGGCTAGTAAATGGTTCGGGCTTAGGACGAAGCAGAAGGATTTGATGGACGACAAGGAAGTGAAGATGTGGTTCAAGGCGGTGGAGGACACGATCTACAACGTCCTAAACACCTCGAACTTCGCTCAAGAGGTGCATGAAGCGTACCTCGATCTGTTCGTGTTCGGCACGTTCTGTCTGTACGAAGAGGAAGACCCGAAGGAGTTCGTTCGGTTCTACTGTCGTCCTTTGAAGGAGATGCTGATCGCTGAAGGGTTTGACGGGAGAGTGGACACGGCTTACCGAATGATCAAGATGACCGCTAGACAAGCGAAGCAGAGATGGCCAGAGTCCTGTGGAAGCGTGGTCGAAGAAGCGTTGACGGCTAAACAACCCGACAAGGAAGTGGATTTCATTCATTGCGTGACTCCTCGTGAAGAGCGTGACGTTAAAAGCAAAGAGTCGAAGGATATGCCGTTCGCTTCCGTGTATCTAGAGAAGAGCAAGCAACACATCTGCGAAGAGGGAGGGTACATTCAGTTCCCGTACTTCATCACTCGTTTCTCTAAGCTCGCTGGTGACGTGTGGGGTTACAGCCCTGCGATGATTTCAATGCCTGACATCAAGATGCTGAACGCTGTCACGAAGACCATGATTCGTTCCGCTCAGAAGATCGTCGATCCTCCGATGCAGGTTCCTAACAATGCATATCTTCTTCCGCTCAACACGAACCCTGGTGGCATCAACTTCAGGATTCAAAGGACTGCGGACGCTGAGATCAAACCCATCGCTACGGGCGGGAACATCCCGGTCGGCATGGACATGGTTAAGGACTTGAGAGCTGCGATTCAGAAGGCGTTCTTCGTGGACGTGTTCCTGATGCTGAACCAGCAAGAGGGTGGAGTTAAGACCGCAACTGAGGTGAACGCTTTAGTCGCTGAGAAGATGTTGATAGTCGGGCCGGTGCTCGGTCGCTTAATGAGTGAGTTCCTCAATCCTCTCATCAATCGCACGTTCGCATTGCTCGCCGAGAGAAAAGCGTTACCTCAAGTCCCAGAGCAGTTGCTGGACGTGGAGTACGTCGTTGATTACATCTCCCCGCTTGCGAAAGCACAGAAGTATCAGGAGATCAACTCCATCCAGCAGTTGATGGCGTTGGTAGGAAACATGGCTCAAGTGTTCCCAAGCGTGCTCGACAAGATCGATAGCGACAAGACGATCGATGACGCTGCGGACATCTACGGCGTGAACCCGGAACTCGTCCGTGACGGAGATGAAGTATCTCAGATGCGTGAGGAGAGAGCCGAGGAAGAGCAAGCACAGAAAGAGATGATGATGGCACAGCAAGTCGCTGAGACTGCGAAGACCGGGACTGAAGCGATGAAGAACCTGGAACCAGAACAGAAAGGTGTTAAATGAGTCCCATAAAACTGCTTGGCGATCACGAAGGTAAGCGGTATTTCTGGTATATGTCCGAAGGAACTTTTTGGATAATGGAAGAACTGAAGTGAGCGATTCCGTAGATAAGCAGAAACAGTTATATCTGGACTATCAATCGGTGTTCGCCACGGAAGCCGGGATAAGAGTGCTTGAGGATTTGAAGGTGAAAGGATACGAGAAGACCACGACCTATCACCAGGACGCACGGCAACACGCATTTACAGAGGGAGGGAGAGCGTTCCTCTTAGACTTACTCAATATGCTCTCAGTGGACGTTACTAAACTAGAACAACAGCAAAAGGAGAATGACAATCATGGCTGAAGAGACAATCTTGGACCCGGTCACCCCGGACAATTCAGACCTCACGAACACGAGCGAAGCGACTGGGGACACTCCCGCTACTGACACGCAAACTGTGGAGAAAGAAGCACCTGCGTCTTGGGTGGAAGGCTTAGACCCGGAGTATCGCAATGATCCAAGTGCCACGAAGTTCAAGACTCCTAACGATATGTTTAAGAGTTATAAAGAGATGTCCAAGCTGATCGGCTCTGACAAGGTTGTAGTGCCTGGAGACAAAGCGACTCCAGAGGAACTGGACACGTTCTACAACAAGCTCGGCAGGCCAGAAACGGTTGATGGCTACAAGTTCGAAGCTCTTCCCGAAGGCATACAGAACGAGTCGAGGGAGAAGAACTTCGCTACGATGGCTCACAAGGAAGGTCTTTCGCAGAAGCAAGCGGAAGGAATCCGTAAGTGGTACGCTGAAGAAGCTAACGCTGAGCTCAGTCGTGCTGGTGAGAACGATGGCGAGCAAGCCAAAGAGACAGAGACCTCGCTTCGCAGGGAGTGGGGCATGGCGTACACGGAGAAACTCGTGTCTGCGAATAAAGCTCTCTCGCAGTTCTCTGACGAGTCACAGAAGAAGATCACGGCACAGTTCAAGAACGATCCCGATGTGATTAGGGATTTAGCGAAGATCGGCGGGAAGTTTAGCGAAGCCGGGATTACTGGAAAAGCTGGTGGCGATGTTCTCAGCCCACAGGAAGCACTCTCTGGGATTGCGAAGATGAAGACCAGCGAGGCGTTCATAAAGGGCGACCACCCGGAACATAAGATCGCAGTAGAAGAGATGACAAGACTTCACAAGATGGCGTACCCTAGCTAGAGGATAAGCGAAAGCCCCTCGGTTAGGTATTTGTTTGGGACAATCTCCTTGGAGACCCCGCTAGAAGCACAAGCAGTAAAAAGACCCGATTAGCGGACAATCTTTATTTCAAAATAAAAAGGAGATTACTCAAATGGGTACCATTGATACAGCGTTTGTTAAACAGTTTGGCAGTACGCTGGAACTGTTAGTCCAGCAAAAAGGATCCCGTCTTTCGATGGGTGTCCGGCAGGAATCAGTAACTGGTGAGGAAGCGTACTACGATCAGTTGGCTTCCACCACGGCCGTGCAGAAAGTTGCTCGCAACGCAGACACTCCGCTTATCAAGAGCGATTTTTCTCGTCGGCGTGTGACAATGTACGACTATGAATGGGCTGATCTGATTGACAAGGAAGACAAGCTTAAAATGCTCGTTGACCCTGACTCGACGATCGCTAATAACGCCGCTCATGCTCTCGGGCGTGCCAAGGACGAAGCCATCATCGATGCGTTCTCCGGCACTGCTTACACGGGCAAAGCTGGTGGCACTTCAACTTCGTTCGACTCAGACAACCAGATCGCCGCTTCTTCGGCGAACATGACTCTGGCGAAACTGACCGAAGCGAAAAAGATTCTGGACGCCAATGAAACGGACGCTTCTGAGTCCCGTTACATCGCTCTTACGGCGAGCCAGATCTATTCCATGCTGAACATCTCCACCTTCACCTCTGCGGATTACAACACGATCCGTACGCTTGTGAATGGTGAGATCAACAGCTTCGTGGGATTCACGTTCTTGAGAACTGAGCTTTTGACGTTATCCTCTTCCACTCGCACCTGTCTCGCATGGGTGAAGAGCGGAATGTTGATGGCGAATAGCGCAGACATCAAGACCGAGATCACTCGTCGAGCGGACAAATCTTATGCTAATCAGGTGTATGCCTGCATGAGCATTGGTGCAACCCGCATGGAAGAAGCGAAGTGCGTTGAGATTGCTTGCTTAGAATCTTAATCAATCTATAAATCCTAAAGGAGGATTTTACAATGGCTACAACTGTTAATGGAGTTCAATACACTAAGATCATCGATCCTAGTGGTTCTAACATCGTCGGTCCTGGTATCTGGGGCGGGCGTGTGAGAGCACAGGCGGACACTTACACCTTTGCGTCAACAGCGGTTGCTACCACTGTTCGCATGGGTAAGCTGCCCAAGGGTGCTCGTGTGATCGGCGTTGTTGTTAGTTGTGCCGCTCTTGGCACGGCAGTGACGCTTGCAATCGGTAACGGTGGATCGGGAAATTCTGCGAAGTTTGCAGCGGCGTTCTCGGCTTCTTCCGCTATCGACAGCACGTTGTACGGTCTGAATACCGCCGCTTCTTATACGGTCGGTACTTTGTCCGGTGATGATGTTATCACGGTGCTTACTGCCGGTGACCCTGCTACTGGGTTGCTGAACATCACCACGCTGTATCTGGTGGACTAGTAGTAACTGATTTGGTGGGGGGCGATTTGCCCCCCTCCTTATCGAGTGTACAAAATGTATGTAATTGTACATAAGTATGTACGAAAAAGGACATAAAGGACGCTATGAAATTCATCGAAGACATTGAGTTATCGGGGAATGAATGTAGCAAGAACGAGTTCGTCCCTGACCACATGATCGGGAAGTTCTCTGGTGCTATTATTGTTCTCGGCTCTGGTCTTCGGTTGTTCTCAGACATTAAGCGAGCACAGTGCGTGTTGGGCGACACTCCTCATCACACGTTCGCAGCTAATCTTTCTTATCTCGCTTGGAACGGAACGCTTGAGCATTTGGGGAGTCTTCACCAGAACAAGCTCCCACACTTTTACGAGTTATCGGAAGACTTGCCGGTGAGCAGAGTAGGGCATAAGACCTACGCTCATTGTCCGTTCGTGAACCAGCAAGAGGGTTCAATCGTGTGGCCAATTCGTGATAACAACGGCACCACAAGTTTATTCATCATCAAGGTCGCATTACTTCTCGGCTACGACAAAATCATCTGTTGCGGTATGGACTTGGAAGGGAAGCACAGATTCTACGACAATCCTAATCTCTCGACTAATAACAACTTCAGTTGCGGTTCCATCTCTGCCTCTTGGGAAGAGTACGCACAGAAGCCATCGTTCAAGAAGAAGGTTCGTAGCGTGAGTGGGAAGACGCTGGAGTTCTTCGGGGAAGCAACTAAAGACTGGTTAAATGATTATAGTAATTTAGACGTTGCTTGCGTAACTTGCAATTCAAGAAAACACACAAAACTGTAGAAGAGTTTATCGGGGGAAAATAATTATGGCGTACTCAGACACACAGATCGTGAACATGGCTTTGACCGGGATTGGCGAGGCGAGGATCGTCAGCCTCGACCAAGATCAGGAGACTGCGAGACAAGTGAAAGCAATCTATGAGCCTGTAAGGGACGAGGTTCTTTCGACTTACCCTTGGAAGTTCGCTCTGAAGAGTCGGCAGATTGCGAAGCTCGACACCGCTCCGCTGTTCACCTACGATAACGCTTTCCAGATTCCCTCGGACTCTCTAAGAGTCGTGAAGACTGACCTCGATGAGAACGGCCTCATCTGGGACAGAGAAGGAGAGACTATCGTAACGAACGAGACTGCGGTTAAGATTCAATACATCCAAAGGATCACGGACGCTACAAAGTTCACGGCATCGTTTGTGACAGCGTTAGCTGCGAGACTTGAAGCGGAGCTTGCGTACTCGGTAAGCAACAACGCCACTCTCGGCAAAGAGAAGCTAGAGATTTACTTTAAATCAAAACTTCCTTTGTCAAAAAGCATAGACGCTCAGGAAGGGAACGCTCATCTCACTTTCCAGACCGACGGGTTCATGGACGCACGCTCTACGGGACAAATCTAATGCCTAGCACACAACTGATGCAGACGAGTTTCACCGGCGGTGAGTTATCTCCCAAGTTAGAAGGAAGAACAGACATCGTGAAGTACGGACAATCCGTTCACACGATGGAGAACTTCATTCCTCTCCCTTACGGTGGAGCGGTTCGTAGACCCGGGACGTATTACGTCAGCGAAGTAAAAGACTCCACGAAAGTAACCCGCCTCATTCCTTTTCAGTTCTCTGTCACGCAAGCGTACATCCTTGAGTTCGGGAATCTTTATATGCGAGTGTACAAGGACAACGGGCAGGTCGTGAAGACTCTCGCCGACACGGACGATTGGGTGGTCATCACGGATTACGTGGTTGGCGATTACGTCGAATCAAGTTCAACTGTCTATTACTGCATCGTCGCTCACACGTCTACCAGCTCGTTCTCTGCCGATCTAGCCGCAGGCAAGTGGGTGGCTCAAACGATTTATGAGATGGTTACCCCTTACCTGGAGGCGGATTTATTCGACATCAATTTCACGCAGTCTGCGGACGTTCTCTTTGTGTTCCATAAGGACTACACCCCTAACAAGATTAGTCGCACAGGACACTCATCCTGGGCAATTACGGCTATGTCTGTGGACGGTGGCCCGTGGATGCCGAACAATCTAACTAATCTAAAGATGGCTTCTAGCACGACCGCAGCCGGGGTTGCGACGCTTACAGCTTCCGTGGTTGCGTGGGCTGCTGCTACGAAATACAAGGTCGGAGATTATGTCACCTCTGGCGGGAGCGAATACAAATGCATCGTCGCTCATTTATCCGCTACGTTTGCTACTGAGCTTGCGGCAAATAAATGGGTGCTTGAGGACGTAACTGTATTCACATCCGATGACGTTGGTCGCTTGATGCGAATGGCTGGTACGGTTGGCGAAGATCCCGATGACATTCAAGGATATTTAGAAATCACCGCATACACGAACAGGAAAGTTGTTGTAGCTAATGTCCGAAGAACTCTTTCCGCTTCCGCTGCGACTACCGACTGGGCTTACGGAGCGTGGAGTGACAGGACGGGATACCCTGGAGTGGGGACGTTCTACGAGCAGAGACTGTTCGTTGCTTCCACGAACTCGCAACCGCAGACGGTGTGGGGCAGTTACATCGGAGAGTTCGAGAACTTCACGACCGGGGACAAGGACGACGAGGCGTTGGACTACACGATCTACTCCGAGCAAGTGAACGCTATTCGTTGGATGGTTGCGGGGACTACTCTCCACATCGGCACTCAAGGCGGTGGCTTCACCCTCGATTCTGGGTCTACCTCAGAGCCGTTGACTCCTACGAACGTCATAGTCCTGCGTGAGACTACCTATGGCTCATCTGACGTTTCTGCAAGAAAAATTGCGAATAACGTATATTATATGCAACGGGATAGCCGAAGGATGCGGGAGATTTCTTACAGCTTTCAACAGGACAGCTACATCGCTCCTGACGTTACCATCTTCTCCGACCACGTTACGGAGTCGGGGATCGTGGATATGGACTACGACCAGTCCCCGCACAATCTGTTGTGGTGCGTAAGAGATGACGGGCAAGTCGCAATCATGGGAAGAGAGATTGAGCAAGAGGTGTTGGGATGGTGTCGCTTGGTCACGGACGGCACGGTTGAGTCGGTCGCTGTGATACCTAACGGTTCTGAGGATCAGGTGTGGTTGTTGGTTAATCGCACGATTGACGGGAGTGCGGTTCGCTACGTTGAATACATGAAGACGTTTGATTGGGGCGATGACCAAGAGGATCAGTTCTTCGTGGACTGCGGATTGACGTATGACTCCACGGCGACGACCGCTATCTCCGGGCTCGATCATTTGGAGGGAGAGACTGTCGCAATCATGACAGACGGTGCTGTTCATCCTTCAAAGGTGGTTGCTTCTGGAGCTATCACTCTCGATTGGTCTTCCTCGGTGGTTCATGTGGGGATGGCGTACACTCCGAAGCTAGTGCTTAACCGCCCGGAGCTTGGAAGCGATCCGAAACAATCCACGCAAGGAATGGTGAAGAGAATCTGCAACGCAACCGTTCGTCTTTATAAGTCCGGGTCATTCAGCATCGGGCTTGAGGACGGGGATTTGGATTTAGTGGAGTTTCGTACAAGCTCCATGAACATGGACGAAGCGGTTCCTTTGAAGACCGGGGACGTATACGGCAAAGGAAAGTTCGGGTACAACAAAGATTCAAGGCTGGAGATTCAGCAGACTCAGCCTTTAGCGTTACACATCGAAGCGGTCATAATGGAAATTTCAGCTAATGCGAGGTAATTTATGGGATTTATAGGAGACTTTGCTCAAGCATACGGTTCTTACCAAGAAGGTAAGGCTACTGCGAAAGCGTATCGTTACAACGAAGCAGTTATGCAAAGAGAAGGCGAGATGATTAGCAAGTCTTCGCAGATGAAGAAGAACCAGATCTCTCGTGCCGCTGGGAAGATGAAGGGCAGGCAGAAAGCTCTCTACGCAAAGAGCGGGGTCGTTACCACTTCAGGCAGTCCTTTTGAGGTGATGGTTGACACAGCGGGGCAGTACGAGATGGACAAAGCCACGGAGACTTATAACGCAGAGATCGAGAAACGCAGAGCCGGGAGCAAGCAAGCACAATACGGAACGGCTGCGAAGAACGCATACTCCGGCGGGTTGCTGAAGATGGGGACTCATGTGATGACCGGGCTTGGAAAGATGTATCAGTCTGGAGGAGGAAAATAATGGCAAAGATCCCGGTACACGATTCACAAGGGCAGTTATCGAAGCAGTCGGACGTTACGGTGCGTGACGTTTCTCTCGCTGGACAGAAGGGTAGGAACTGGCAAGCGGCGGGAAAAGGGTTCTCTGCGTTAGCGGAGAAGTACGACGAGTCAAAAGACCTTAACGCTGAGTTTGATGCAAAAACAAAGTTCATGGAAAAGCGTCACGCTTACAATGTTTCTCAAGTTGATAACGATGATCTTGAGTCTGAGATGAAAACTTTCGACACAGAGACAGAAACAGGTGGTGGGTGGGACGTTTATCGCCAAGAGATTATGGCGACTAGCATGGAAGGAGTATCTCCCGAAGTCCAGTCGAAGCTTTTTTATGGATTCAACCAATCTCTAAATCAAGACGAGATTAGCTATAAGACAAAAGCGGTTCGCCAGCAACAGGACAAGACTCTTGCAAGTTACGGTGTTATGGCTGATAAGATTAGCAAGGTCATTGGCATCGAACCGCTTAAAAACGCAGTCACTATGATTGAGTTGCTTGATACTGACGGAAAAAAGATATTAGCGGCTGGTCATGTATCTGGCACAGATTCACAGAAAAAGATTAAGCAAACTCAGTCTTTCGTTGCTAGGACTTATCTGCAAGACATTATGAAGACAAACCCAGAGCGAGCCCAAGACATCTTAAATGGCGGCGAGTTAGACCAGTATCTCACAGTCGATGAATGGAACGATCAAGACAAGAAAGCCACGAGCAAGAGAGATTTCTTAGACAACGAATACAAAGATGGTCTGAAGGTGAACGAACACGACCAAGAGACTGACCTTATCTTGAAATCTCTTGTTGGTGTTGATGATCCGCAGCTTGCTCAAAAGTCAATCGCAGAAGGTGTGAGGCCGCAAGTCGCCCGTCTCATTGAGGGGATGTATTTTACCACAAGGAAATCCCCGGAGAACAATGCTTCCTATGTGAATATCAAAGATGACCTATTTAATCTTGATATGGATAAAGGCGTTGATATGGACGCTATCGCTGATGTTCGGTTGAAGATAGCAACAATGATGGACGAGGGAGTGATAAGGGATGAATCCGTTAGGGAACTCATGGCTGACATTACAGATATCTCTGACTCCCCGGAGTCTCAGTTAAAGTTCGCTAAGAGAAAAGAGACTTGGAATTACTTCACTTACCAAGCTGATCGTTATGACCCTGAGAGGACTGACACTGCTAAGACATATCTTTCCAAGCGTCTAAACTATTTCATCGAAAAAGATAATCTAAAGCCGGAACAATATATGGAAATGGCTGAGAAGGTTTATAAGAATTACATGGTTGAGGAGCATCCAGAGATCACGGACATTGACTCAGTTCCTAACGCAGTCCTAACAGTAGACGGAACTTTTAAGTCTATCTTTGAACCAGACCGTCAGACCTCGGCTGTCGGAGACTACCAAATCACTAAGATAGAAACGAAGAAAGACAAATCATAATGATAGTCTTAGACCAGAAGTCGGGGATGAAGTTTGATGTCCCCAATGATATGTCGCCATCCGACATCAAGTCTACGATTGCGGGCTTCTCTGCTCCAGAGTCAGCGGAGAACGCCATAGCAAGCAAGGCTGAGGAGTTCGGGTCTATCTCATCGCATGAACCGACATTCAAAGAGAAGTTTGTCGATCCCGCTCTGGAAGCAGTCGGGCTTGACAAGGGGAAGGTATCTCCAAACGTACCTCCAAGGGAACGAGCTTATGACAAGTTTGTTGGGAATATCACTTATGATGTCCCCGGCTTTGATGGTGTGGACATCACCCAGTCAGGAGTAGGAGATTTAAGGACATCTTTCAATGATAGCAGGATCGTAGCGGACAGAACCAATGCGTTCATGTCTGGTCTTTTTAATCGCCTGTCCTTCGGGGCTTATAGTGGCAAGGACGAGTCTGCAGAGCGTGAACTATATCCTGTCTCCAACTTAGTAGGGACTGGTGCTGGGGAGCTTGGTGCGTTTTTGGTTACTGGTGGTCTTCTAAGAGCCTCAAAGCTTGCCCCAGTTGCCGTTGACGCTGGAATAAAAGCAATGAAATACTCTGAGAAAGCGTTGCGGTTTGTCCCAAGAATGATAATGAGTGGTTCAACCTTCGCTGGGAAGACTATGATAAATAAGATCATAGAGCAAGCCCAAGAACAGAAGTTTGATATCGTTGATATGGGGAAGAGCGTTCTCATGGATGGTCTTCTTGGTTCTACGCTGGGTGGAATAAGTGGTCTTTATGGAGCTAAGACTGCAATCTCTTCTGCGGCGGCGATCGGTTACATCTACGCAAAAGCCGAAGGCATGGAAGACCCAGAAGCGATTATGATGGCGGCGGTGTTTGCTGGGTTTGAGGCGGTTGGGAGCATTGGCAGGAACAAGAAGATGGCAATAGAAGTTATGAGCAACTTTGAGAAGACCTTATTCAATTATTATAGGACATCAAACCCCGATGTTGGAGTGAAAGCTGCTTATGAAGCTACTATCGGAACGATGCAAACGACTGCTAATAAGCTTGGATTTAAGTGCGTTGATGATCTTATTAAGGTTGGTTTGACTGAGGGGAACGGAAAGTCGTTCTTTCAGTTCTTTGAGAAGATGAACCAAGCGATGCGTAGCACTCGTCCTAGAGGCCCTGTTAAAGTTCCTAAGATCGGCACTAAAGCTGGTGTTAAGGTATCCCCGGATAATCCAAGAACTCCTCCCGGCAAGCAGAAGCCTAAGAAGCTTGAGGTTGATGAAGTGAAGTATCTGGAAAGAAAGCTTAATGAACTCCCAGAAGAGCCACGGAAGCTCGTTGAATCCTTCTTAAAGAATGAGTTTGCAGGGAAACAGATAACTCCCGAAGCGGTGAAAGAGGTGGCTAGGATCATTAAAATGGCAGAGACTCTTTCCGGGGACGATGCAAACAAAGTATTCCAAGACCTCCAGACAATGTTTCTGGGTGAGCAGACCCCGGTTAAGCCGAAGGCGGTCGCTCCTAAGAAGCTTCCCGCTGGCAAGGAGATATTTTACACGAAGAACCTCGATGCGACTAAGCAGAGCGAGGAGTTCGTTGAAGTCGAAGCACGACCCATCAAAATCAAAGGGCATCCTAAGCACGACTTCTTTGTGATGAAAAATCAGCAGGGAACGTGGATTGTATCAGAGGCAAGGTCTGGTCTTGCGGTTTCCTCTGGTTCTGGCATGAAGAAGAACACGATGGATGAAGCTATTAGAATGGCTAAGATAGGACTAGATGTTCGTAAGGATAAGCTTGACGAGGTTGTTTCTGGTGCGGTTGAGAGGCGTGGTCTGTCTCCCCGCTACGATCCAAAGACTAATAAGGTGAAGGTGCAACCGAAGCCGGAGAAACCGTCAGCCCCCGTTGAACCTAAGAAGCCAACCCCCGATGAGTTTGTGGAGGGGAGGGCGAAGCAAGGAAAATGGAGCAAGCAAGGGCTTCCCAGGTTTCACGATGTTCTTCAGGATTTAAAAGACAAGTATGGAAGTGCAAACGAATACACAACTAAAGAAGGTGTTACTGTAAAAATTTCTCAGGATGTCATAGGGAAAGGCGGGCTTCAGACATTTAGAAGGTCGAAGGGAGCCGATGACAATCAGGTATTTATTGACACTATCGAAAGCAAGGACAAGGGCAAGGGGGCCGCTTCTAAAGCCTTGAAAGAAATAACTGACTCTGCTGATAAGCGTGGAGTGGAGCTTGTTCTTCACCCAAGAATCTTTAAGAAAGAGAGGGGGCAACTTTCTTATGACCAGTTGAGGGAATGGTACGGAAGAAAAGGATTCGTTGATGGTGAGGACGGCTCAATGATTCGCAAGCCACTCACCGCAGAATACAACGCTAAGTATGGGGAGAAGCCGCAAGCGTCACCGTCAGATTCCCCGGCTACCTCTAAGAGGCCGGTTAAGCCGATTATAACCCAAGCCCGCAAAGAGAAGATGGCTAAGGATAAAGAAGTCAAAAAGAAGCAAGAAAACTTGGAGAGTGCGAAGGACGCTAAGACCGGGATGCACAGAGCTATCATGGATAGACGTTTTGCTCTTAATATGGCAGCCTTTGAAACCAACGCTTTCACTCACGAGATTGATAGGGTCACGACTCTGGCACAGAGACAAGTCATTCCGTTTCTCATTGAGAACACCGATATCCCCAAAGAGTTGAACCGCACAGATCTTGAGAAGATATACGCAGAGCAAAAGGATGAGTTGATGCCTATTGCGTTGCAAGTGAAAGAGCGTTTTGATAAGTCTTGGCAATACATGAAAGCGAACATGGACAAGCTTGACGTAGATCAGATACAGGATTACGTCAATCACATCTGGGACATTCCCAAGAAGAGCCGTCCCATGACAACTGCTTGGTTCACGACTCAAAACAAGTTTCTCAAGAAACGCTTTATTGCGACATATAAAGAGGGCATCCAGAAAGGTCTAAAGCCTAAGACGCTGGACATCTCTGAACTGATCCGTATCCACGACCAAGCAATGAATAGAGCTATTGAGAATCAGAAGGTTGTCGAAGTCTTGAAGGAATTGACGCAAGACGGCGTTCCTGTTGCCATGCGTTCCGACCTCGCCCCGCAAGATTGGGTGCTCATCGATCACCCCGCTTTGAGGGAGGGTCTTATCGTCCCCGGTCAGATTCAGTCTGGGGAGAAGGTTGGGGATGACCTCATTGCGATTCTTAATGAAATGGGCATTGCTATCGGCAGAAGAATATCTCCCGTTGCATTTGGAAAGCCAGTATTCGCAGCCGGGTTAGCGTATAAGGAAAAGAAAGAGATTCGCCTTCAAAGATTTTTCCAGACATCGACTGTCGCTCACGAGGTTGGTCATCATCTCGATTGGATATTGAAACTCGGAGATGGATTCGTTAAGAAATATAAGAACGAACTTCTAGCTTTGAACAAAGAGAGGATCGAAAGGATTCGTAAGAACCCAGCACCGTCTAAATACGGCGGTTCAAAATACGCAGAGAAGACAGAGGAGCAGATAGCAGAACTCTTCGCCTTCATCTTCACCGATATTGAAAAGGCTATGAAGCTTGCTCCTAACGCTACCGTTGATGTTCTCCAAAGACTGAGAGCGGACAACGTGCTAACGAAACTAGTCGACTTGAAGTTTGAGACTAAAGCAAAGAGTCTGATCCAAGAGCAGTTATCGAAGTTCGTGAAGCTTCCTATCAAGGTGCATCCAGACGTTGCCCCTATTCTAAACATAATTTTTGAGAGCCGCATCAGCTTTGCAAACGAGAAGCTAGACGCAATCCGCAAGGGCTATGAAGTGCTGAACCATTACTTTAAGAAGGGGATGCTGAGTCTATCCTTCTTCCATGCCGGGGCTTTGAGTGAAACGGGAGTCCCTATGCTCGGTCTTGGAAAAACTCTTGGGATCATGTTTAACCTTCCTAAGATTTACAAAGCAGTCGCAAAAGGTGAGCTTGACGTTTATAAAGACATACCAATGGCAAAGAGATGGATAAAACGTGGTCTTCAATTGGGAGCAACCGCAGACATCCCTGTTGCTAAGATACAGAAGAACCTCAATGATTTGAGGGACAAGACTCACGGCATCCCGGTCGTTGCTCAGACCACAGAGTTCATCTCCTCCTTCAACAAAGCCTGGGATACGGCGTTATGGGACTACCTTCATGACTCGCTCAAGCTCCAAGGAGCGGAAGCTATGGCTTCAAAGATTGATCCTAAGGGAGATATCCAGAAGCAGGAAGAGGAAATCGCTCAGATCATTAACGACACGTTTGGTGGTCAGAATTGGGAAACCTTAATGGTCAGCCCTAGAACTCTTCAGGTGATGAGTTGGTTGCTTCTATCCCCAGACTGGACTCTCTCTACTCTCCGACAAGCTCTTTCTGTAACAGGCGTTGGAAACATCCACGATGAGACAAAAGGGATTAGAACTGAGATAGGAAGAATGTTCTGGATAAAAGCCGCAATCTATTTCGGGGTTGGTATCAACCTTCTTAACGTGGCGATGCGGAAATACGATTATAGCAAAGAAGAAAACAAGAAGTATTACGGCGAGGAAGATTTTAAGTGGCACGAATACACCATGTTTGGGAACACAATCGGTCATAAGACTCATTTGTTCGGAGGGAGGAACAAGGATGGGACTGAGATCTACTTGAGATGGGGCAAGCAGTTCCGTGAGTTGGCAGAGTTCTTCTTTGATTACTCTGGGTTCTCTCCGATAACAGCGTCACTGAAGAAGATAGGAGGTAAGACAGCTCCGGCACTCCAAAGCATCTCCACCGTAATGACAGGGAGAACTCCTTCTGGTTATACAATCCGTGACATTGACGGTCAGCAGGGTTGGGACAAAGTATGGGCGATAACGAAACATCTTATGTTAACTCCAGTTCCGTTTACGTTGAGATCCATGACAGAGGAAGGCAGAGAGTTTCATATCACGGATTTTGTCATGCCGTCTTCCAAGGGAATGACTCGCTACAAAGCCATCGACCTTTTTAAAAATGCGATTGAGCATAAGAACGAAAGACTGTTTAAAGAAGTCTGGAAGGGAAGCATTAGAAACGGGATTTCTCCTTATGAGCTTTCCAAGGTTGCGACTCAGACTTTAAAAGCTGAAAGCACAAGGGACACTCTCAGTACCATTAAAAACCTTGAGCAAGCCGAAGTGGCTTTAAAGAACGCCGATGATCCAAACGATATGAGGGCTCTCATGAGCCGCATTAAACGACTCACAAAAGAAAAGATGCACCTTGAGAATGGGGCATCTTTACTTGATAAGGCTTTAGCAGAGTTAGAGTTTGAAAGAATGAAGGGTACAATTTAAATCAAAGGAGAAACATCATGACAGTATCATCTACTACAAACACAGTAATCTTCACCGGGGACGGCTCTGTGACGGAGTTCGATTTCACGTTCCGCATCTTCTTACAAACGGACTTGGTGTGCAAGAAATACACCATCGCTGACGGCACGGAGGAGACTCTTGCTTTGACCACGGATTATACCGTGTCCATCGACGGCGAGGACGGGGGGACTGTGACCACGGTCGCCACTCTTTCCTCTGCGTACAAGCTCATCATCCAGAGGGTTCTGCCTTTAACGCAGACCTCTGATTATGTGGCAAACGATCCATTCCCTGCGGAGACTCACGAGACCGTGGCCGACAGAGGCGTGATGTTGAGCCAGCAGTTGAAGGAACCTTTGGATCGGTCGGTTAAAATAGATGCTACGCAGACGGGCGTGGACGTAACTCTCCCGGCTCCAGAGGCTTCCAAGGTCATTGGCTGGAACTCTGCGGCTGATGCTTTAGAGAACTATGATAACGCCGCTGATTCCTCTATCGCTGCTGCTGCGAGTGCCGCTGCTGCTTTGGTGAGCGAGACTAACGCCGGGACATCTGAGACTAACGCTGCGACCTCTGCTGCCTCGGTCGTTATCTACGGCACAGTCGTTGCTTTGACTGACGGTGCTACTCCTGCTCTTGATGCGGAGTTGGGTGGTGTGTTCACGCTCGCCGCAGGAGGAGATAGAACCATCGGCATCCCCACGAACCCCACCAATGGTCAGAGAATCATCATCCGTCATACTGCTACGGGTGGAGCGAGGACGTTGGCTCTTAACGCAGGAGCCGGGGGGTTCCGTTTCGGGACTACTGTCACTGCATTGACTGAGACCACATCTGGTGCGACCGACTACATCGGAGCAATCTATAACGTGACCGACACTTTTTGGGATGTCGTCGCTTATTCTAAGGGGATTGCATAATGAGTGATCTAGAGACTCCATTCAGACCGAGTGACATCCCGACCAATCTCGTTGGGTATTGGAAGTTTAATAATGATGCGACGGATGAGCAGGGAACCTATGATTTAACAGCATCAGGAACTCCTGCTTATGTCGTAGAAGATTACTGGAAAAGCGGTGAGTATTCTACAGACCTGAATGGTGCGATACCGATGTATTTTACAAGAGCTGACGCAGACGCTCTTGATTTCGTGAATGCTTTCTCATTCGCTGGATGGATTAAAGCCGATGATATTACAACGACCACAATAGTCGACAAGGGGTCTGGTGCAACTGGGTACGCATTACAGATTGATGCTTCCAGCAAACTTGTTCTGAACATGAACAACGGAGCAAGGGCTACTTCCGCAACCGCTTTAAGTGCTGGGAAATGGACTCATGTTGCTGGAGTTTATACGCAAGCGGCAGCTATTGTTTACATAAATGGAAACCTTGATAATACATCGGCTTATTCCACGGACTGTCAGGCAACGGCTACAGACCTTCATATTGCGGTAGAGGACGATGCTTCCACAGCTCCGTTCGATGGTCACATTAAAGACCTTGCTGTTTGGGACGCAGCCCTCACCCCCATCCAAATCAAATCCCTCGCTCTCGGAGTGGACTTAGACAAGTACGCCTATCGTCCTGATGATGTGAGTACGGCTCCTACGGCGTGGTGGAAGCTCAATGAGGTGAGTGGAAATGCAACGGACTCAAGTGGAAACTCTCATACTGGGACTGATACAAACACGGTTCTATCCAGCGGTGGATATATCGAAGGAATAGCAAGAGACTTTGAGACAGGATCAAACGAATATTTTGCAGTTACCGATGATACAGCCTTTGATTTTAGTGGTGGTGTTTGGTCAATGTCTGCTTGGGTCAGAGCTGAAAGTTTAGGTATTCATAATATAATTAGCCATCCAAATAATGCGGATAATTATTTCAAGGGCACAATACTCGCAAATGGAGGAATTCAACTTTACGTTAATGCAACGGGCGTAGTCGTTAATGTCTTATCAGACACTGGAATTATCAGTATTGACACGTGGTATCACGTAGCCGTCACAGAAGACGGGGATACTTGGAAGATTTATCTTGATGGAATTGATGTCACAGCTTCTGGTGGAGATGATGCTGGGAGATGTGCGAATTACACTGGAACATTCAGGGTCGGTGGCGGTCAGATCGGAACGCAGTGTTGGGACGGAGAGATGCAGGATGTTGCAATCTGGAAGGGATATGCCCTTACTGCTGCTGAGATTAAATCCCTCGCCTGTGCCTTACCGATTCAGCAGCAGGGGATTGTGAGTTATTGGAAGCTAGACGAAGAATCTGGAACGAGAGCTGACGCTATTGGAAGCAACACGCTCGCTGATAATAACTCTGTTCT